TCCATTTGAATCTGTTCCGCAGCCATTAAAGAAATATGTTCTAGAATATTCTTTTCAATTGCCGCCATGACGAGTGGATTATTTCGAACCATGTTCAAAGCCATAAAGTGCAAATGTGCTGTGACATGCGCTTGATGGTCTTGCCCCTGATACGCCTGAAAAGGTTTCTGTGCCATTGCATCAATATGCTCTAACGCAGGATCTTTTGGTGCAGGGGGAACAGGAGGAGGTAGAACTTTATCAACGTCCTTTATTCCTAATGCTACATACATAGAACGATAACATTCGTATAAGTTATGCATTTTTGGGTTTGACATAGCTAACTGTAATTCAGTTTGAGCTATACTTATTCGTTGCGTCTGCGAAAATATATTCGGATCAGCAACAGGTAGAATATCTATCCTCTCGTCAAAATCGGCTGCTTTGATCGTTCTCTGTGCACCCACAACATCATAAGGATATTCAGGTGGTAGATATTGACCAAAAATTTTTGCAAGTAATGCGAACTCGTCTTTAAGCGCTGCATACACTCTTTTGTGAATAGCAGACATAACTCTTGAGCCGCGTTCCAATAAAGCTACTGTTGTTCCAACAGGTGCTTGTTGATTTCCATCGCCCACTTGCATGTCGGCGATAGATGCAAATCGTTGTCCTGCCGCTACAACTGTTCCCATCAATTGCATTAGAACCGGTGAAGGTTCTTTGTAAGGCAGGTTCATAAATGAATCTTTTAAAGTTCCTCCAGGAGCATCAACGTCTCTCCATTCTCCTGGTTGAAGAGGAGAAGCATCGTCTCGTATTCTGATAAATAATTGGCGGAGAGCGACCGTTGCGGTACGACTCAATCCGCCAATCATATGTATTAATCCGAAACCATAAAATCCAAGTCCAGGCAGAAATTTGAAATGGACGAAATATTGGATTTTCTTTTTGGTTGGATCGTTGGGCGCATAGTTCCTTCTTATCGAAAGAACTGAGCGGCTACCCGAATCGATTGTAACGATATAGGGCATTTTGATACCTGTCGGTTCTCCAGTTTGTGGATTAAGGTCTTCGAAGCCTTCCAGGTCCAAATTTGTATGACACTCAAAGAGTGTAAATATATCTTCAGGTTTAGTTTTCTTTTGACCGTCAATTTCTTTTTCTTTAGCGGTTAAGGGATCTTCAAACCATTGCGGGGTTCCTAAATCAATGTCTCGATAGAAACCAGCAACTTGCTGTTTTTTAATTTCGTTTTGTGACATTTTAATAATATGCATGATCGTTTCAGCGTCTTCGAGTGAAGTTGCTGAATAAGGAACAAGTAAATCATCGGCAGGAACAAATTTAGAAACGGGAGCTCCTTCAACAGCATCGTAATAAACTTTTTTAAATGTGGATCCTGCGAGTGGCAGGTAAAACAACATTTGATCAAAATCTTCGTCGTAACCTTTCATTTCATGCATCAACATGTAATTCATGTAATTTTTAACACGTTGCGCTTGTTGATCTTTTTGGGGAGTGGGTACTCCCATAACTTGAGTTCTGATGGGTCCGTCGGCCGGTAATAATTCTTTATAAGCTAAAGCTTGAAATTGTGTGACTGCTTCGGCAAGAACAGGATGCGTAGCTCCTGATGCGCCTTGAAAAGGTTGTGTTCGTGTTTGATATTTAAATCCTAATAAATCAAGACCTTTAATGTAAGTATCTTCCCATTCTTTACGGGAAGCTTTGTAATCCATGTGTTTCTCATAAAGATCGGATCCTAAAACTCCTAAAACGGAATCAGGTAAAAGATCTGCTAAATTAGCAAAATGGTCATTAGGGTCACCCGGTGTAACTTGGGTAGGATCGAAATTAACTTCTGCTCCACCATCTGCGAGATCCGTAATCTGAGGACCTGCTGTTGGAGCCGGTTGTCCAATTTCAACGTCTACACCAGACGCAACATCTTCCTTATCCAAATCTAAATTTGGAATATTCGGAAGCGCCTTATCCATAGGCGAAAATTTCTTATCGTCTGGGGTATTTACCATTAATTAATCCACTCGTTGTATATAACACCTGGTGCTACAGAAGGCAATCCTTCTGGTACCGGTCCTGATAAAGGAGGAGGCCCTGATGCAACGCCGCCCATAGCTTTTTTCTTCCTATCCCATTTAGGATGATAAACGTCTGTAACGCTTTTCTTGTCGGATCCTTTAATAGGTAAGTTCTCATCACCTGCAATCCAATCACCACTTTGGTTTTGATGTCCGGTAGCATCGCCATAGTGCACATCCGTTTCTTTATAAAGTGTCATTTCGTTAGCGGCTTTAGTTTTAAATTTGTCATCTACTCCTTTAACTGATTCTTCCATAGCTGCCATAATTTCATCTGCTTCATCGTAAGCATCTAAATAAGAGGCAGAGTCAGGGGATGTATCTTCTGGACCCATACTAGAGTAATCTGGTTCTGTATATTGAAACTCAGGTTCTTCTACCACGACTCGTTCTTTAGAAGTACCTTTTCCCGTTTCATCAATGGCATAATTCTGAGTTCCCGTTTTACCAGGTTTATAAGTCATCGATCGTTCGATATCATCTCCAAAATTATTAGTACCTGTCCACTCCACCATAACTTCTCCGGTGTTAGTATTATGTTCGACTCTAACTGGGACTTGCTCTATTCTAGTTTCAGTATGTCTACCTGTAGTTCCCCAATGATCTTTTTCACCTCTTGATGTAATAGGTTTATCGTCTACCTTTCCAATTCCCCGGTCCTTACTAGTAGAAGTATAATATTTTCGTTTCATCGGAACCATAATTTCATAAACCGTTCCTGAAACATACTGTCGATCAGGCCGCGAAACTAATTTTCCTCTTTGTTTAGCTCTTAATATAAAAGCTGGCAACCAATCTGGCATTCCGGTGACATTCCCAAACTGTTTCACGGTCTCTGCTACTTTAGCCACGTCTTTAGCTTTTTTAGCTTTGAAAAGAAACGGAAACGTCTTAGCGAGAAACGCAGTCAGTCCCAACGTTCCTACCGTTTTAGTAAAATCTCTTCTGCCAATATCGATGGTTTCATCGACATCCTTCAATGTATCTTTATAAGGTTTAGCTTTTGCCTTTGCTATTTTACTGCCTACTCCCCACAATAAAAAAGGATCGGCTACAAGCATTGTTCCTAATTCTAAAGCGGTGCCGGTTGTTTGAATTCCTTGAGGAATCTCCGTCTTGCCAAATCGATCGCGGAGCTTGTTCAATTGTTCTTTTTGATAATCGTTCATTTTAAAGCCTAAGAATTCTTCACCCCATTTTGGAGTATAAAAAAGTTCCATCCAGTTAAATTTGCCTTTATTTTTTTCTAAGTGCTTCTGCATCTTCTTAACCGCTTGACCATCCATCGATAGATAAACCATTCCAAACCTTCGGCACCCCCTTCAGCAACTTTGGAGCCCATATACTTAAGCCCCTCTTTCGTGCCAAAACCTTTTTTGACAACATCTTGCACGTATTCAGGAATGAAACTTCCGGTATCTTCGTATTGACTCTCATGTTTAAATCCTGCCCGATTCGCTTCCGCGGTTTGTTGTATTTCTCTTAATTTGATTCTTTCCAAAACTTCAGGAGATATCTCATTTTCGGATCGCCAACCTCGTGATAGTCTCACGACATCTTCGTCGGTTAATTTGTCCATCCAGTTTGAGCCATCTTGGTACTCGATTCGCGGAACGACCGGACCGCCTTCTGCAAACATCACTTCTTCAAACGCGATTGGATCTCTATCTGGCCATGTTCCAGTTTTTTCGTCGTAGCCTCTTTCAATTTTTTTCTTTAATAATCTTTTCTCTTCATCTTCTCTAATAGAAAACGCATCTTCAATTTGATCTTTTGGAAGTCCTTTCAGAGCCCAACTTGAAAAAGCTCCTTCCATTCCAACATCTCTGTCCATGGCTAATTGAGTTTTAGCTCTACTATATTTAGACATTGCTTCATTACGCTCTTTAAAGGATAAACCTTTCTTGTCTAAATCATCACGAATTCTCCAGTTCTGTATAATCTCAGTAGCAGGAATAACTCCAAAACTTCCAAATTCTATGGGAAGACCAACCGCCATATCCCACCACGGTCTACCTTCTTGAGTCATGGCACCAGCAACTCCTACACCAACAGCAGCTCCAAACCATCCAGCGCTTCTTACAGCAGCCGCACCCTTCCAAGATCCTGCCGCCCTTATCTTTAAATTCTTATAACTTTGGTCACTATAAGATTTATATCCCGTATCTTTTACAAAATTGGATTTAATATCCTTTTTTAAGAGTCGTTCAGATTCCTTAACTCCTTCTTCATACATTCTAACTTTTTGCTTTTTATCTAAAGTATCAATAGCAGGCGATGAGGTTCTTGCACTTACCGTATTGTTAGTAAAATCCAGTTCAATCATATCAATTAATTTAGGAGCTGTTTTCTTCATCCATTCAAAACGTTCAAGAATTTTATGTCGGATTTTCTTTTGTTCAATACCTTCTCTATTCAAATGTTTTTCCAAAGTTGTTCGTTTCAGCTTCGCATCATTATACTGATCCAATAATGCTCCATTTTTAAAAAGTGGACTATCAAAATTAGCATTTTTCCATGCATTCACTTTAGGATCTAAATAAGTATTAATTCTTATAAGCGTATCTCGCGGCGCTAAGCCACTTCTTCCTGCAACAGAAGCTAAACCATGCTCAGGAACATAGCCTCTATGGCCTCTGTCACTCACTTGAAATTTATCAGAAAGATTTCTATATTTTTTTGCCAGCTCTGTTTCACCTGCCTTTTCTAAATATTCCGCTTCATCGAAGAGACGTTGCCAATTCGCTCCCCGTGATTTAAGTATTTCATACTCTCCAATCTTTGCTTCGATTAAATTTCCAAAAGTTTTATTTTTTTTGATATCTTTCAAACCTGGATTTTTGGCTAAATTAAGTTCACCTCGATAAAGTTTACCCAAATGCTCCAACAATCTTAAAAATTGTTGTTCGCTAAGGTTGTGTTTATTCATAAAATTTTTAACAGACAAACTTTTCATATCCGGCATCTGCTTTATAGGTCCAAAAGTCTTGTCAAACTCCTTTAATAACTTAATCGTATCAGTGAAAAGTACTGAACCTTCTTTTGAGAAAATGTCTTTAAAAGCTTGCACTTCTGATTGATTTGGAGGTTTCCAAAATAAAAGATTCTGGCTCTTAGTAGGTTTCAATAGTTCTCGTAATTTAACTGCTCCACGGGTTCTTTCTTTTCCCACTAAATCAGAGAGAGAAAAAAATTGATGAACGTTTTTAAACAATCCTTTTCCCTTAAAAAATTCCAGCAGTTTGTCACCTGTCCACCACTTTCTCTTAGCTAGAGGCAACTTATTTCTAGCACTTCTTTCGCCTGTTTTTTTAGGATCAATAACTTCTTCCCAAGAAGACATTCCTAGTTCTTTAGCAATACTTGCTTTTTGCTTCGGTAAAAAAGCCTTAGCTTCTTGTAATGATGAAAAACGTTTTAGGAACCGTTGTGCTTTTCCTTTGAGATCTACATAGTAAATCCGCATAAGATAAGCTTTACTTCCTGAACTAAGATTATGTTCTAAAGAGATATGACCATTAGTGCCTGCTACAACTGTAGTTTTCATGTTTTTTTTGACGTACTCTGCTTTGTACGCTGCTTTGTCAAACAGTTTAATTCCGGGAGAACCTTTTGGAAAACCAGTTCTCGCCAATCCCCCTTCAGCAGCGAGAAAATCTTCTCGGGTACTAAACTGATCTTGTTGATAGTATTGTTCTTCTTTTGGAGTTAATTCATCAAAATCATAAGGAAGCACTGACTCAGCCAATTTAAACTTCTTACCTAAGTTCTCGTATAGAGGACTCGGATTATCGGGTGCTTCTAATTCTTCAGTGAATGCGTT